AGCCAATGTGCACTATTGTTGGTGAGCAGGACAGAAATCTATTAACAAAGTTCAAGAGTTGGGTTAAAATAGAAAATAAAACATTCGAACTCCCGAGATTCCTTAATGATATCGATGTGCCTAACATGAACATAGAGTTTATAGGGGATAAGATAATCGAGATCCATCTTAGAACTGGTAATGATGTTTTATACTGTGAGGAGATAGGGACAAGGATTATCCCGGTGTGGGAGTCAGATCATGATATCTCCACAGATATAGACAACGAAGATCCCGACACAAGATACAATGCATTTGGACACCTAGATCATGTTCGTCTAGGTTATAGGTATGAAAGGTAATAATATGGCAAACACTCTACTTGATAAGCTAATCAAGAACAGCTCAGTGAAGCTCACTGACACACTATCTAACTCTAAGGTGTACGGTAAGAAAGACATGGTACCTACATCGGTGCCTATGGTCAACGTCGCTCTCTCTGGTAGAGTTGATGGAGGTCTAACCCCAGGCCTCACTGTTCTTGCTGGTCCATCTAAGCACTTCAAGACTGCATTCTCACTTCTTATGGGTGCAGCGTATCTGGATAAGTATAAAGATGGTGTTATCCTCTTCTATGACTCAGAGTTCGGTACTCCACAAAACTACTTCGAGTCCTTTGGGATAGATATGGATCGGGTTGTTCATACCCCGATCACTGATGTAGAAGAACTTAAGTTCGATATCATGAAGCAGTTGGATGGGGTTGAGCGTGGTGATCGTGTCTGTATCATCATCGACTCAGTCGGCAATCTAGCTTCGAAGAAAGAAGTAGAAGATGCACTTGCCGGTAAGTCTGTTGCAGACATGAGCCGGGCAAAGGCAATGAAGTCTCTCTTCCGTATGGTCACTCCTCATCTGTCTCTTAAAGACATCCCACTGATCGCAGTCAATCACACGTACATGGAAATGGGTATGTTCCCAAAAGCTGTGGTATCTGGTGGTACAGGCATTTACTACTCTGCAGACAATATCTGGATCATTGGTCGTCAGCAGGAGAAAGAAGGTAACGACATTGCTGGGTATCACTTCATCATCAATGTAGAGAAATCACGCTACGTGAAAGAAAAGTCTAAAATCCCTTTAACAGTCATGTGGGAAGGTGGTATAAATAAGTGGTCAGGTCTAATGGACATAGCACTTGAGGCTGAACCCCCTTTCATCGCTAAGCCAGCAAATGGTTGGTATCAGAAGGTTGATAGATCAACCGGCGAACTTGTTGGTGACAAGTATCGGGCAAAAGATATCCAGGACAACAAGGACTTTTGGCTCTCTATGTTTAAAGAGACTGACCTAGCTGACTACCTCAAGAAGAGGTATTCTGTTGGTGAACAGAAGATGATGACTTACGAGGAGGAAATTGATGATTGAGCCCCTTATCCTAGGGAGTTTGGTTCATAATGAAGATTACACAAGAAAGGTACTTCCTTTCCTAAAAGAAGAATACTTCGATACCTTTGAGAACAAGACTATCTTCTCTGTTATTGATGATTATATCAAAACATACAATGACATTCCAACAAAGGATGCGATGAAGATCTCTCTTGATGAGAAGAGGAATCTCAATCAGGATCAATTTGTAAAGGTCACTAACATCATCGATGAGTTGTCGTACGACGACAAGAACACTGAGGAGTGGCTGCTAGACAAGACTGAGAAGTTCTGTCAAGACAAAGCACTCTACAATGCTATCCGTACGTCTATCCTGATCCTTGACGATAAGGAGAAGGGGTTAGATAAAGGGTCTATCCCTAAGGTTCTTCAGGATGCTCTTGGTGTCTCCTTTGACAACAGCATCGGTCATGACTTCCTTGAGAACGTCGATGAACGATATGAGTTCTATCATCGTAAAGAGGATCGAGTTGAGTTTGACATCGATCTTCTAAACACTATCACCAAGGGCGGACTTCCCCGTAAGTCTCTTAACATAATTCTTGCTGGTACTGGCGTCGGCAAATCTCTAGCAATGTGTCACTTTGCAGCTACCAATCTGATGCACGGTAAGAATGTTCTATACATCACCATGGAAATGGCTGAGGAGCGAATCGCTGAGCGTATCGATGCAAACCTTCTTGACGCTACGATAGATGACATCAACCTGATGCCAAAGGACGTGTATGAGAAGAGGATTGCTAGAGTTAAAGGTAAGACTACTGGTAAACTGATCATCAAGGAGTATCCTACTGCATCTGCTGGATCGGCTCACTTCAGACATCTCCTCAATGAGTTGAAGATGAAGAAGAACTTTGCCCCTGATATCATCTACGTAGACTACCTAAATATCTGCATGTCTGCTCGTCTAAAGGGTGGACAGAACATAAACTCTTACACGTACGTCAAGGCTATTGCCGAAGAGCTTCGTGGACTGGCTGTTGAGTTTAATGTACCACTCGTGTCTGCCACACAGACGACTCGGTCTGGCTTCACTAACTCGGACATTGGCCTTGAGGATACCTCAGAGTCCTTTGGCCTTCCTGCTACTGCAGACTTCATGTTTGCTCTAATCTCTACTGATGACCTCGAAGGATTAAATCAGATCTTAGTCAAACAGCTTAAGAATCGATGGGGAGATCCAAACACACACAAGAGGTTTGTGATTGGTATAGATCGAGCTAAGATGAGGTTCTATAACGTAGAGGGCTCCGCTCAAAGTGATCTGGTTGATGACACCCCAATCATGAACAACACTCATTTCGGTGAGAGATGGGATGAGGAGGAGAAAGACGCAACTCTTCCTAAGAAGTTCAACAAGAAGAGTGTTTGGAACGGGTTCGCTGCATAATGTGGCAATATTGGTGTAAAGCATTAGGGGGTAAGGCTTATGAAGATAACCGTAAAGCTGACAGAGTTGCAATTATACGTACTGGGTGGGTGGTGCTTCATATTGTTACTTGCCTTTGCATTATCCTAAATGCTATTGCAAGTCATGGATGGGGGTTGATTGGATTATGAATCTAACGTATCATGGGAAGACAAAAGAATCTTGTGAGTGGGTTATCAAAAACTATAAGAATAACGAATTGTATTTTGATAACATCACCATTCAAAAGTGGATTAAAGATTCAGAAGAATGGATGAAAATTAATGTCATACAAAGTTAAAGAGATTGAAGACAAGTACTGTGTGGTGGAGAACGACGCTCTCACCATCCGGTGTTATTCTGAAAAGCAAGAAGCTAATGACATTTGCAGAGGGTTAAATCTCGGTAAAGGGTTCAACGGGCACACCCCAATCTTTATGACCAGGGATATCTTCATACAAGAGTAATGTCATGAGACACAGTGAGATCTTTGATATGTTGAAGCCTCTGGCTATTGACATAGCCGATAGCCCGTGGAGGCATGTTGCGGCAGTCGTCTATAAGAACAAGATTATTTCTTATGGTCAGAGTCAGATGAAGTCACATCCGTTTCAGACTAAATATAAGAAGAACGAGGAGGCAATATACTGGCATGCAGAGACGAACGCAATCTTTAACGCTCTTAAAACACTCACTTCAGCTGAACTACAGAAGAGTAAGCTCTATGTCTGTAGGGTCAAGCAGAACCGAGACAGAAACTTTATCTTCGGAATGTCAAAGCCGTGTAAAGGATGTATGACCTGTATCGAAGACCACAAAATCCCCATGACCTTTTATAGCCTGGATGAGATTGAAGGATATAACCACTACGCTGTGATGCACAAATAAAAAAGCCGCCCATAAAGAGCGGCTTTTTACTTGGACCGTGGTGTCGGGCGGAACCCCACCGACGCATTGAGCGTTACCCCGACTATTCCTGGTGATGATCTTTGTCTCAACCCTTGCCTCTTATGTTCTTAGAACATACTACACACGCACCCAATGGTATTTATACGTTTTCGATTTCTGAGCACCAATCAGAGTGCCACATCTCAGCAGCACTCATGACTATGGTGGGATATCTCTTTATATTGAAACCTGTCCCAGCTTCCAATGCATCCTTCTTAATGAGTTTCTTATGAGGGTGCTTGATGTCTTCCCACTCCCTCAAGATCCTCTTACAGAGGAGGTCAAAGTCTGTATCAGAGAGAACAGACTTATCCTTCCTGTAGTATAAGTAAGAAGACATGAGATAATAGGGGACAAGCCGGTTAGGACTGATCCTCTCTATATCAGGGTACACTAAGCATCCTCCATCCCAAGAGCGACAACAACCTTCTTC